TGCCGTCTACGGTCATGTCCTCCAAACCCAAAGGAGAGTAGACCACATCGGCAGTTTCGTTTGCGTTCAGTGCGGCCGACACGGCAGACCGCGTTTTCAGGATGGTTTTACCGATCCCTTTGCCGCGCAACGTAATGTATTTCCCGCGAAGGTCCAATGTCGTGTACGAAAATGTGCCGACGCCGAGATTGATCACGCCCGCACCGCTGTCGATGGCAGCCTGCAGTTTTGCCGTGACGTCCACTGCGGCAGTGTTAGCTTTGACGTCGGCGATTTCCGTAACGGTCATGAAGTCGAACGCGTCAACTTGATCGGTATTTTTTGCTTGGTACGTGCGAGCGACGGCGCCGGTTCCGCTTTGCGTAAACACGGTCGGCAGTGACGACCAGCCCGCGCCGCCCGTGTCGGGATTGGCCGTGTTGTTCTCGACATTATTCAGCCACATGCCATCGCCGGTGCTGTTCACCAGTACAGCACCTTTCGGATAACCTCCGACTGCCGTCGAGAACGCGGCGTCGTATTTGAAAAGGCCGCCAGCCGATTGCCACTGCTGCACTGCGGTGATAGCGTTCAGCACGCCATTCATGTCAGCGCCCTCGGGCGGTATGCCACCGAGCGCCAACGGAGTGAGCGTCACTGGAGGGAACCCGTCTGTGAACGATGCGAATCCCGGCGTCGGCGACGACGTGACGGGGATCGTATTCTTCGTCCCGCTGTTCGCGAACGGCAGCTGGATTTTAGTCGGCGCGGAAGAGGATTGCATCGTTCGGGTCCGGGGCTTCGGTTAGATCACTGCGATGGAACGCACGGTCAGCTGCTGAATGCTGCCGCCGTCGGCGTACCACAGGAACGCAGTCGGCGAGGTGCGGTTCTGGCGCGCTTGGGCGACGTTGGCTGGATCGCCGATCAGCAGATACCAACCGCGCGTGGATACCACAGACGCGATCTCGCGGCCCGCTTGGGTGTTGATTTGCTGCTGCTGACTTTGCGACAGCGTAACGCCTGCACGAATGATGCCCGCAGTCACGGCAGCGTCGATCACGTCCACGCCGGCGCGATATAGCCCCGTGTAGCCGTCCTGGTTGTACGGCAGGCTGTTGTAGGCCAGCATCGCCTCGAAGAAGGTGCGCTGCAGCTCGCGGTTCAGGTAAATCTGGTCCAGGTAGGTGTCTGCCCACAGGAACGCCCCCGAGACGGCGCCGTTGTACGCAACCGTGTAGGTGTTCGCCGCGTTCGCGTACGCACCCAGATAGGTGTAGTTGTTCGACAGCAGCGCGTTCGCGGTGGCCAGGTCGGACACGGTGGCTGGGACACCGCTATTGAACTGGCGGAAGGCCAGGTTGGTGCGGCCGTTCGGCACGTTGAAGTTGATCGACGCGGCGTAGCCTTGTTGGCCGGCGGCCAGTCGATGGGTACCGTAGGTTGCCAGCGTGCCTTGATACGGCACGGCCCTTACCTGGGCGCCGAACGATGCGGAGTTGTTCGCGAGGATCGATGCAGCGTCGGTGTCCCAACCGATGTACATGAACTGGTAGTTCTGGCCGCTGTTCCAGGCAGCGAACGCCAGACGGTCGGTCAGGATCGGCAGGAACGACGTGGTGAAGGTGCCCCAGTTCGCATCCAGCGCCAGGACGCGCGCCATCGCGCTCGCGGGGGTGTCCGCTGCAATGCCTGCGGCTTGATTGTAAGCGCCAGCGGCCGCCGACAAGCCCACGCCAGTAGCCAGCGTGCCGGTCACCGCGGAGCAGACTGCCAGCACGCCGGTTGCGGTCGTTTGCAGCAGGAAGCGGTTGCGAGTCGCGTCGTAGGTGATGGCAAAGTTCGGCGTGGTGAAGCCGGCCGTCATGATCGTCGCCGCATTGGCGAAGCTGGTCGCAGTCGCCAGGTTGATAGTCGACGAGGTGCGCAACGTGTCCGTGGTCACGATCAGCGTGCCGGACAGCGCTTGCAGCTGGGCTAGGGTCAGCGTACCCAGCGACGCACCGAACACGCCCGCAGGGGTGTCCGCTGCGGCGTAGCGCGCGAACTTGTATTCAAACGGCAGCTGGCCGCCGTTGACGATGCCGGGAAAGTAGTCCCCGCACATAGCCGCTTCAGGTGTGGACGGCCCGAACCAGGCCGATCCATCGGCCGCAGTGAAGAAGGACTTGACTTGACCTGGCGGAATTGAGGTGTCTTGCGTCAGAACCAGGCCCGAAAGCTTGGACGCCGCACCACCCCCGGCGATCACGCCCGGCAGGATCGAAACTACTTGACTCAGTGGAATGGTGCTCATAGCGCCGCAATCTCCTATTAGGCGTGCAGGGTGGCACGCATGCAAAACCCTTTATACTACGCGCGATTCTATCAGTCTAGGCAATGACAGGAAAGCGTAAATGTGCTTAAGTCACTGGCAAATTGTCCGCCGGCGGTGCGATATCGATCGGTACAGGCGCCGTGAAGAAGTCCTGGTTCTGCGTCACCAGCTGGTTGACCTGCATGTAGAGCTTCGTCATGAAGCGCTGTTCGTACAAGTTTTCGCCTGTGGTGAAATTCAGCTGTACCGGCTCATCGGCGTAGAGCGGCGTGATCGGTTTGCCTTCCAGCGCATCGCACGCGCGCATGGTGCGCCAGGCGATCGACACGGTATTCGCCAGGTCCGGCGCGCCCTGGCCGTAGCAGTCCACTTGGTAGCTATAGGTCGTGCTGCGCTGCTCGGTGACGGTCGCACCGCTGATATTGTAGGTGTGCTGCACCTGGTTTTGGCGGATGGCGATACCGGGCGACATGACGATGCGGTTGCCGATCGCTTCGGCAGTGTTGTTCTGGAAGCCCTTGAATAGCTGTGGGTCGCCATTGGCGTCGAGGCCCAGCGGCAGCGCCAAGCTGGTGACCCAATCCCACAGGGCGGCAAAGACTTGATCTTCGGTTGGCGCAAGTGTTGCAGCCATTATGGATTGCTCCCATTGCGGGTCTGATCAATATACGCCTGAATCGTGGCGGCGTTGAGCTGCACCGTTACCTCAAACGCGCAGAAATCATCCCACCATTCCAGCGTTTGCGTGGAGAGATACCAGCCGGCGCGCGGACCGCTCGGCACGTGGACCAGGTCGCCGCCTTGCTGCGTGCGGCGCTCAATGTCCGAGAAGTTGCCATACGCGTAGATGGTCAGGAAAGCGTTCGAGGTCTGCAAGTCGCGCTCATGCGTGATCGGCGTGTGCTTCTGCGCTTGGACCTGCAAGCGCGCAGTGACCGGCGCGTAAGTGGGCGTCAGGATGCCGCGCACGTTTGTCTTGCCGGTGCTGACGTAGACCGTCCCGTCGACGTCCGTGTTCACGACTTCGATGGCGCCCCGACAAATTGCATGTAGATTAAGCGACATGTTAGCCTTTATTCGTCTACTTCGGGTAATTCTACAGTCTGCCCTGCGAGACTGTGCGTGCAATCACTAAGGAATTCTATCTTTCCCTCGCGCACAAAGGAATGGCACATTCTGCCGCCGTCGGGCGCGCGCCAAGAGACTGCGATGGATGGTGAGAATGTCGGCGCATCTACGCTGCCGTTCCAAGTCCACACCGGACGCGGTACGTTGCCTTGTGATACGTGTACAACGTGTAAGAAACCGCAACCAGGGCAGTCAAAAATAACAGACTTGCCGCCGTCGATTTCTTGCTCCCAAGCTTTAGCCATGATTAACCTTTGTTCTCTACTTCGGATTCGATGGAATTGTGCAGGCGCGAAGTCTGGATCAGGCCATGATTGAAACCTTTCACCTTGGCCCAGGACTCGGCATTATCTGCTGGCCAGTCGGAAATGGTCAGCTTGATGTCTTCCTTCATGATCTGCCCTACTTCCATCATAGCAGCCCGTACCGGCATGCCCGTTACCAGCAGCTTGATGATCGCATCGCGCCACTCACTCTTGCGCTGCGCGAAGGTCTGCTGCATGAACGGACGAGGATGGTTCTGGCCGTGGCCGTATTCAAGCGCGGCTGCGCTGGTGGCAACCTTCATGCCTGCGCGTGGATCGGGATATTCCGCGCCGGTTTCGGCATTGCGGATCATGTCAGCCGGATAGGTGGCATGCTCCAGCACGCCCGCTTTGACGGTCATGCTTTCCCACTTTCGGGAGGGCATTTTCAGGCCGCGACGCGAAACGGACATGGCCTCCTCACATCGTGGTGAGGAGGCCCGCAGGCGTGTTGACAGGCGTCGCAACGAGGTCGCGCGCGAAGCCGACGCCACTGTTGCCGACGACGAAGTAGCGGGCGCTGCGGAACTGCGCAGTTGCCATCCAATACATGGCGCCGTACTTGGTCTGGTTGAACCAGGCCGCCATGGCTGAGCCCGGCGGCAAGATGTACTCGAAGCTGGACGACACGGTTCCTTCCGTCGCGCTCGACAAGCGTCCGGGCGGCGCCGCACCTGGCGAGGGCTGCACGCCGTTACCCAGCAGCAGGCACATATGGCCCACCAACATGTTGAACAGCTGCGTGCGGTAGGCCACGTCCATGACGGGCGAATTGTCCGTATTGTCCAGAATGGACTGCTCGGCCATCGTGAAGAAGAACTGGAGACGCGCGTCGGGGTATGCTCCGAACTCGGGAAAGCCCGTTTTGAAGGCGGCGGGGTCGAAAGTGACGATAGCCATGTCGGCGTCTCCTGGTGTTACTGCACTGCGGATTACTCGGCGGCCTGGATGGCGCCGGGCAGTTTGTTCGGGTCGATCGGCTCGAAGCCTGCGCGCTCGCCCTGGCGATCTTCAGCTTTGTCGACGGCGCTTTCTTTCTCAGCCATCGCGAAGATGACTTCATTTTTCAGCCATGCCGATTCTGCGTACTGCTCTTCGATCGCAGCCCACTGCTCGGCAGGGATATCCGTCATGCCGTGACCCATCAGGGCGTAGGGCGAGTGCGTGCCGTGCAGCTTCACGACAGTACGCTTGTCGTCATGCAGGTGGATGTGCAGGCCGGAAGGCAGTTTGCAGGCGACGGTAACAAGTGCCGCAGAGCGTTTTTTAGGGGCAGTAGCCATGGGAAATTTCTCCGAAAAGTGAAAGGGGCGACTCTGGGCCGCCCCTTTAGTTTAGCGCAACATCACGCTAATGTCACGCTTACACGCCCAGGAGCTGGGTCAGGCAAGCTGGGCGCCACACGATCGAACCCCACGAACCGGCCGACTTCTTCTGACGGAAGTAGGACGAATAGCGCTCGATGGCATGCGCGCGCAGTTTCTCGGTGAAGCCGCAAGTTGCGGTCTCCTGGCCTTCCAGCTTCGGAACCCACATCTGCACCAGACGGCCGCCGGCGGTGTCGAACTCCGGCACGGTGATGATTTCGATTTTCGGGAAAGCATCCTTCAGCAGCTTGGCGGCCGACAGGCCGTAGGTGTTGACCGCGTTCAGGTCGCCCGCAGCAGTTGGCGCCATGCCCAGACGGATCTCCATGTCCTGCTCGACCAGGCCAGCAGTCTGCGATTGCAGCAGCTTGTACATGTCCTTGATCGAGTTGAAGATGGCTTCCGGTGCGGCGGAGGCCCAGTTCACGGAGGCCGCCACTGGAGCGATCAGGTTCGGATCGTTGGTCAGGCCGTAGTTCTGCAGGCCGGCCACGCCGAACAGATAGGTGCTGTTCAGGAACTTCGCCAGGCCCAGGGCCGACGAGTAGTTCAGCTGAGAGGCCCAGTCCACGCGACCGGCGCCAGCCATCTCCAGCTCACGCTCGCCCCAGCGGGTCCAGGTCTGGAAAAAGTAGGCCTGACGCTGCGGGTAGTTGATGTTCGCCTTGGACGAACCGTCAGCCGAATAGTCGCCGTAGGTGGCGACTTCGGTGGTCGGCTCCGCCTGGATGAACGCTGCGGTCAGGGTGGTCCAGTCGCCCTTCTTGGACTCGCCGATCAGCTCGGCGGCTTTCATTGGGGCCACCAGAACCTCGATCACTTTCGGATCGACGTAGGTGGTCAGGAACGACGGAATGCCGCTGTTCGCGGTGCCGACCAGAGTCGGGGTCAGGCTTGCCGCGTCCAGTGCGTAGGCATTGGACGGGGTGGATACGTTTTGCACGCCTGGGGCCAGGATGACGCCTTTAGCCGCCAGTTGTGCGATGAGTTGCGAGTCGCGCATGTCAATTTCTCCTTATGCGGTTAAAGGTTCGGCTTAGGCGCCGGTGTTGCTGATCTGGACGATCGAGCCGACGGAGGCGGATTCGGAAATCAGCTTCCAACCGGTGTCGATCAGGGTTGCGCTCGGGGTGCCGCCCAGGCTGGTGTTGCCGGTGGTGACGTCCCACAGAATCGCAGTGCCGCGGGTCGAGGCGACCACGACGTCCGCACGCACCCAGAAGTCACCAGTACCGAACAGCGCGACCGGCTGGCCTGGCTGAATGGTGCTGCCGGCCGAGGCCAGGAAGGTGGTGATCTGCGCGTTGTTCTCGCGGTGCACGAAGCCGATGCGCGACAGGCCGCCGGTCGGGGCGGTAGTCGGCACGGACTGCACGGTGCCATCGGACAGCAGCGCAGCGAACTTGCCGACGGTAACGCCGGCCGAGTTCGCGACCATGCGGCCAGTGCCCGAGAGTTTATAGACCATCGGGTTGGACGACGCGAAGTCGCCTGCTACCGCTTGGGCCGGATTGATGTAGACCTGTTGTTGAAAGTCTGGCACGATAATTCTCCTAGTTCCGTTTCAGGGTGAACCGCTACAGGCCTTAGCCCTTCACGGAAATATTGTTCAGATGCGACATGTAGGCCGGGACATTTTTGTCCTTGCCATCCATTGCCATTTCCGGTGCACGGCGCACACCTGCGGCAGCGCCGACGGCCTGCGTGTAGGCTTTCCAGGCCATCTTTTCCTGGCCTTTCGCCAAGTCGGAGACGTCCATGCCTGCAGCGGTCAAGGCTTCGCGGTAGATGTCGCCTGCGCTGTCCATGCCGATCACATCGCCCAGCACGCCGCGCACGTCGCGTTTGGCTTCTTCCACCTGCAGCGCGCGCTGGCGCTCGGATTTGACTGCAGCGGCGACGACGGCGCTGACGGCCTTGGAATCCATCGCGCCATGCGGGGTCGGATTGCCGCGGGCCGGAGTGCCTTCCTGGTTGTCGGTCAGCGGCGGCCCGTCGCCGTCGCTATCCTGAGCGCCGACAGCCGGAGTCAGGTTGAGCGAGTTTTCCTTCTCGCCTTCATTCACTGGCGGCACTTCGCCGGAAGGCTCGCCGCCTTCGTCCATCGCGCCGGCAGCCGGGGCTGCGGCAGCTGGGGCGGCTGCGCCGCCCATCTTGGAGTGAAGCGCCTCCAGCAGGGTTGCGATCTGTTTCAGCGATTGGCCGATAGCGGCCATGTTCATTTGCTCGTTTTGCTCGCCTTGTGGCGAACCTGGCGCTGCGGCCGCTGGTGCGGCAGCAGGGGCTGCGGCGGGTGCTGCGCCGCCTTCGCCTGGTGCTGCGTCTTTCTCTGGGAATGGCATGTTGCTCTCCTGTTGCATGGATGGATCGGGCGATTGCGGATTGCGGAAGGCCGAGTCGGCAACATGCGCGCCGGTCGCCCGTCCGTCGTCGACGAGTGCAACGTGATTGCCAGCAATGGCACGCATGCGCCCGTCGTACTTCGATCCGTCAGCCTCGCCGGACTGCATGACGGGATCATAGCGATAGCCGCACGAAAGATCGCTCAATTCGTCCGACTCAATAAGGTCGATGGCGTAGCCATCCCATACCAGCAAATCGCCACGCAGGTGCTTACCGTCGAAGCTCACATTGTGAATGGAGCCCGCAACGTACTCCTTGCGCGGATCGTCTGCGGTCTGCACGACGTGCTTGACCATCAGCGGGATGCCTTCGAACGAGGGGACAGCAGCCTTCAATTCGTCGGGGTCGCGATACAAGTCGTAAATCGTGCCCTGTTTCAGCCCCAGCTTGTCCCAGCCTGGAATCTGCGCGCCAGGATAGGGATTCACTTCGGCCGTACTCAAAATGCAATTCGCAACGCGCATGCGACCGTCCGCATCACGTGTGCGGGCGGATTTGCGGTCAAAGGCGTAGCGTGTCTCTTGCATCATCGTCAGGTATGGTTTCGCGTGATATTAGCGCGTTAAATGACCTTGTGCAATCCGATAGCTAAATTTATGTTGACACGTAAGCGATTTGTCAGTAGCATTTAAGTATGACTACCTACTACAACGAATTTGACCCTTACGCTGCGCAGTGGTTGCGCAACCTCATCAACGCCGGCCACATCGCGCCTGGCATCGTCGACGAACGGAGCATCGAAGATGTACGACCCGAAGAACTCACCGAATTCACCCAATGTCACTTCTTCGCCGGTATTGGCGTCTGGAGTTACGCCCTGCGCCGCGCCGGATGGCCCGACGACCGACCGATCTGGACCGGCTCATGCCCTTGCCAGCCTTTCAGCGCGGCAGGTCAAGGCAATGGGTTTGCTGACGAGCGGCATCTTTGGCCAGCCTTCTACCACCTCATCGAGCAGTGCCGCCCTGCAAGCCTCGCTGGAGAGCAAGTTGCGAGCAAAGACGCAGACCCTTGGCTCGACCTTGTACAAACTGACCTGGAAGCCTTGGGCTATGCCTTCGGGGCGGTTGCGTTCCCGTCTGCGGGCGTCGGTGCTCCGCACATCCGAGACCGCACGTACTGGACGGCCCACACCGACCACGGCGGACGGATCGGGCGGCGGTCAAGCAAAGCGGGCGATGGGCGAGACTCGGCACGGGTCGAACCTGAACGACTTCGTCATGTTGTCGGGCTGGCCTATGCCGACTGCAGCACTGGCGGACAAAGGGGTAAGGACGTTCGAGGGCGGTTTGATGGAAGCGATGCGCAATCACGGTCCGGACTTGGCGGCGGCATCGTGCCTGGCGGGTTGGCCGACACCAACATGTCAGGCGAACACACATTGCTACGGAGCAGGGCAGAGTATCCAGCTGAAAACGTACGGTGCAGCCCGCTTAGCGGACCATTCGGACACGTGGCCAGCGGGTCATCACAACATGGAAGGGTTCGAGAATCTCAACCAGACGCAACCGGCCCGACTAACGGCATCTGGTCAGCTGCTGACTGGCTCAGCTGCCGGGATGGAAAGTGGCGGCCAGTTGAACCCGGCACATTCCCGTTGGTTAATGGGGCTGCCTCCCGAGTGGGACGCCTGCGCGCCTATGGCAATGCCATCAACGCGGAAGCCGCGCGTGTCTTCATCGAAGTCATGATGGAGTGCAGGCCTTAACTGTATTTCACCGCTTGGCCTGGCAGGCGCGTGCGTGTCACGTCCTGCTTTGGTTTCTCGCCAGCGGATCGGCCAGCCTTCGCCCGATAAGCACCCGGGTAGCCCGGGACCGGCTCCAAGTCCTCAATGCCGCGGATGTCACCGCGGCCAAGGGCGGGGATGATCGTACGTGAGCTACACCGACAGGCGATCGGTTCCCCTGGGAGCGACTGCCCGAAGCCGTCGTGGAAGTCGATACCTTCTTGCGTGTTGAATATCCACTGTTCGCGGCTGGCGCGCACGTGCTTCTCGCGCGGCTCTTTACCGGCCGAGGAATGGATCCACGTCGCCCATACAAGGCCCAGGTCTTTCTGGCGCGCGCTGTTCATCTGCGCGGTTGCCTTGTTGGACTGATCGCGCGCGATGAGCGCTGCGCGCGACGTGGTCACGCCCCCGCGCTTCTTGATCTGCTCAGCCATCGCGTACAGATCGCGCCCTTTCAGAAAATTGCGCGACACGATGCCTTCGATATCGGTGTGATACTGCTGCTGAATCGAGCGGATCAAAGCGACGTTTTCCGGAACCTTCGTTTTCAGAATGGTGCGCTGCGATGCCGTCAGCTGAAGCTTGATGTCGAAGCCGGCGCGCTTGAGCTTACCGCCCCAGGCGGCGGTGTTGTCGGCATACCATTTGTCCGTGGCCTGCTCGGCGAGCTTCTGCGCAAAACTATCGAAGTACTTGCCCCAATGATCGCGCAGGCGTGCCAGTTCCTCGAACAGCTTGTCGAATGCATCCGCTGCGGGGCCTTTCGCATCCTGCGCCATTTCGGGATCAGGCAACCGGCCGGCCGCTTCATTGGCCGCCAGCGCGCGGCGGTACTTGGCGTTGATCCAGTACTCGTAGCTCGCCGCCATATTGGCGACCGCTTTGCCCAATTCGCGTTTGTACCAGGTGGCCGTCTGTGCGTTTGGCACGACGGCGCCCAGGACGATGTCACGCTTGCCGTTGTTGCGCAGTTCCATCAGATGGCCTGTGCGCCGGGCTCGCCGGTATGTTCAAGACCACCCTGCGCACTGGCGGGCAGGCCTGCGCCAGGAGCTGGCGACGCCGGCTGCTCTTGCCCGATTTCCATCAATTTCTCGGTGATGGCCGGAATGTCGTCGTCCGGGATGTCTTCCAGTGATTGCCCGTCCAGGATACCCGAATAGAGCGAGTCCGGATCACGGGACAGTCGCTCGGTGACCTGCTCCGCAGCAACGGCGCCCATGCCGACATAGACCTCATCGGTCTGCGCTTCTTTCAGGCGCACATCGGCTTGCTCAAGTTCGGTCATTTCGTGCAGTTTGGTCCATTCCCAGGACAGACCGTCGTCGATCTCGCCGAACAGGGACAGCTGCACGATGCGCAGCGTGGTCATGATCAGCGGCGTCAGGACGTTCTGCTGATAGCCGTGCACGCGATCGTAATAGACGCGGATTTCCCCGTCGCTGGATGCGTTCAGCCCCGAAGGCGTGATACCCAGCAGCTTGACCAGCGGTGTGCGCGCGACGGCGGCTTGCTGCTCCTGCGCCTGGGCCTGCAGCGCATCCAGCCCGGACAGCGGCGTCGCCGAAGAGAAGAACTCCTCAGTCGCTTTGTCGAGGAATAGCAGGTTGCGATTGTCGCGATAGGTGTTGATCAGCGCCGCGCGTCGGCCCAGGTCCATGTCACCGCCGGGCAACAACGCCTGCTGCAAGTCGGTCAGGATGCCCGAGACGGCGTACTGTTTCGCGGCGTCCGACACGGACTGGCGGGTGCGCAACCAGTTATCGACGTAGGGCATCGCCAGTTGGGTCAGCGACACGCCACGGAAGGAATAAGCCGGCTTGAGCATGTCGGCCACCGGGCGGCTAATAATCGTATGTAGCCGCGTGGCGTGCGTCTGAACGCCCAGCATCCACCAGGACGACGGTTTGTAAAAGTCGGCTGCGGTGGGGTCAATCGAATTGTAAAAATTCGGTGTGACCCAGAACGGCTCAACAACGCGCAGGCCTTCAAATGCTCCTTGTGGCACGGAGTAGGGTTTCAGCACCAGCGGCAGTTCGCGCTGCTGCTCGTCGCCGCGCAGTTTGATGTAGACGTGAGCGCCGCCAAAGAGCTGATCGTGTTCAACAACCAGCTTGACGACGGACGACAGGTCGATGCGGTCGAATTCCGCTTCGATCTGCTGAATTTTTTCGTCGTCCGCCGTGCCGGCCGATACGACGCGGCCCCACATGCGAATGCAGTCTTCGGCCAACGTCTCGGCCATGGACCGGTACTCGGACAGCTGGGCCAGCAATGCGAGCGAGGGGAAGCCAGGGAAGCCGGACGACTCGACAAACGAAAGCGCATTACCGACCTGGTTGTTGAAGTCCAGTGCGTGCTCTGCAGCGGCGCGCTCGCGATCGGTGTATTTCCCCGCTTCGATCTTGTGCGCGGTGGCCAGCTGCATGCTGGGCGAGCCGCCATCGGCGGGGGCATTCAGCAGAGCATGCCCGAGCGATGGTTTCAGGGCGGTTTGTGCCGGCGCAGCTGGTCGGGCGGCTTGCGCGATTTTTGAGGTTTGCGCGGGTTGTTTGCGGCGTTTCGTCATTGTCGGGCTCGATTCAAAATTTCATCCGTGATCAGGCTCGCAATCGGCGAGCGCAGACAGAGCTGGTGTAATGCAATGGTCATGCAATCTACAGTATCATCATTCTTGACGTCAGGGAAGGACGTAATCTCGGCAATCCACTGCTCAATCCACGGGCATTCGTCCGGGTGTGGAAGATAGACGTTATTGCCCTCCCACACCCAGGAAACGGCGTGCGCACGAGCTTCTTTCGAGCCGAGTGGTGGCACGCCGATGATGCCCGGGAAATGCTTCTTGAGCATGTCGATCAGCGCGGCGCCGTTGGCGGCCTCTTCGATGTAGATGCGCGAGACGCGAGAATGCTTGCGCTTCAGGTCGGCAATGGCCTGGGCCGTCGCCATGAAGGCTAGTTGCTGGCGCCGGCCATCTACCAGGTACACTCGGTCGTCGGCAGTCTTACCCCACACGCCGGCGGCCACGTAGTCGGCTGCGTCGCCATCTTTGAACGTCGCATCGACGGACATGCAAATGGTCTGCAACGGCGGCAGTTCCGCGCGGCGGTAGAACTGCACGTGCACGCGCTTGAAGATCGCGCCGAAGTCGGCCAGCGGGGTCTGCTGGTACATCGAGGCCCACCAGAACGAACCGATGTGTTTCTTCGTGCTGCGCAGCTTTTCTTCGTCGTGCAGCTGGGGCACAAGTGCGCCTTCCGGCAGTTCAGGGTCGTAGCCCAATTCGTCGGGCAGGTTCAGTGCTGGGAAGCTCAGCAAAGTGAAATTCGCATCATTGCCGTAAAGCTTGCGCACGTGGGCGAGCAAATCCTGTGCCGACCAGGGCGTACCGATGATCACCTGTCCGGAACGCTGCTGCAAGCGCGTCAAGAATACGGAATCGTACCAATCGCGATTGCGCGTCTGCGTGACCTCGGACAGCGCCTCCTGCGCGTTCTTCACCGCGTCGTCGATGATCCCGATGTCGACCGAAAAGCCGGTGAGCGGGCCGCCGATGCCGACGCCTTTCAGCCATCCGCCGCCAGGGATCTCCAGGCCATCGGAAGCGTTATCAACGCCGGCGAAACCAATGAGCGACGTGTGCGGGAAGATTTCCCGGTAGATCGGCTCATTCATGATGTTCTGGGCGTCCCGGCGATTGCGCTGCGCGAGCGCGTGCGCATACGACGCGCTGGCAATCCGCACGGCGTCCAGGTGGCCGGTCAGGCGCCCGAAAAGGTACGGGGGTAGGCAGCGGGCGATTAGGGAGCTTTTCCCGTGCTGCGGCGGCGCCGTCAGCACCAGCACCGGGCGCTTGCCGGCAAGTACGTCGTCGACGAACTTATCCACCGCGCGGCAGACCTTGACCGAAAAACCAGAATGCCGGAACCGGGGGCGGTGCATAGCGCTCACAAACGCCGCGTAGTTCGTTCGGGCGGCTTGGATGAGGAAAGCTACCGGGTCGATGCCGTTCGTTGAACCTGGCGCGATCTGGTGCGTTTTGGAGGGGGTTTCGACGACGTCAAGCATCGAGCAATCCTTGCGCGGCGAGTTCCTTCAGCTGCTCGACGTAGGTGTCGCGCTGCTCCTGCGACAGCGATTCCGCAAACGTTGCGCCCTGGGCAATCTCCAACACAGCCTTGTCGAAGCCGAGCAGCTTGACCAGCAGTGCAAAGCTCCGATCTTTGCTGCGGAACTTCGGCACCAGTTGGCCGTGCTTCAGGTCGAACCCTTCGATCAACCGGCCGAAACGCGGCTTGCGGATCTGCTCCATGTCCAGCTCATAGCGCTCAATGGCGCCGACACCGCCGCAGGTGGCGCAAGTGGCGAGTGTGCCATCGTCGAAGATGGTCCCGTCCTGGCGCTCTTCGCCGCCGTTCGTCCCGCGCCCGCCGCAGTCCGGACAACTCACCGTTTTGACGCGCAGGAGCGCGCCGAGGTTCTCGTTGATCAACGAAACCAGGTCGGCGATTAGGGACGCTTTGACGGGCTGTAGTGGCTCGGACATAAGCGCAGTGTAACGGATTTGTGAAAATGCGCCTAATCCGGAGACACAGTTAAGCACTCTGTTAGCTATGTATCAGCTACCTATCGGTGAACCGTAAGTAGAAGCTTTCAAAGCGCACCAGTTTGGGCATGACAGAATGTCGTGTCGGACACCAAATTCCTATATAGCCCTCTATACCTAATAATATATATAACTACTATAATTAACTATATTTTTGATTTCTATCAATTATTCTATTTTTTGGTGTCCTGTCATTCATTCTGTCATTCCGCTGCCACCCGTCCACGAAATTTTGAGCTAATCCGCTGCTGCACAAATTCGTAACATCGCGCTATACTCGGCGCATGGACACACTCGCCCTTGACACTTCGCGTTGGGATTTGACCGTTGACGCACGCGGCAACTGGATGACCGTGGGCGACGCGACCCCCACGCCCGATAACGTCGGCCCCGGCATGCGCCTCGCGCAAGACGTCGCCACACGCTGCCTGGCCTGGCGCGGAGAGGTCTACTACGACACGACGCAGGGCATCCGCTACGAGACGATCCTCGGGCGTGCACCGAACCTGTCGCTGCTGCAAAACGCGTTCAACACCGAAGGGCTCAATGTGCCGTTGTGCCAGACCTGCCTGGCGAACTTCTCGTTCACGGGGGGCTCCGCGCGCACGCTGGGCGGCACGCTGACCGTCTCCGACATCAACGGCAATTCTGGTACGGTGGATTTGACATGAGCTACACCGTGATCCCGGCGCAGCCAGTGCCGAACCAGACCTTTCTGTGCATCCTGGACGGCAAGCAGGCACAAATCTCACTCACGACGACTGACTACGGCCTGTACGCCGACGTGCTCTACGACGGCGTGCCGGTAGCGAACGGCCGGCTATGCTTGGACCGTACGGACATCAACCCCGACCGCTATCGCGGGCTGCCGCAGATGCTCAGCTTTATCGACCTACAGGGCGGCGACGCGCCGGTCTACACCGGCTTCGGGACGCGTTTCCTGCTGATTTACGGAAATCCGGATACCAGCGGTGGCACATCGGTCGGTTAAGCACTTGTAAAGCGTTTCATCTTGCCCTATACTGCACAAGGGCAATCCCTCAAGGTGAGAGTGTTGGATGTTAGCCGGGCGCCAGCCCGGCTTTTTTTTTTCATGCTGAAAACTGCAAAAATCGAATTGACCGGGCGCGACGCCGGCCACAGCCTTACCATCACCGAACTGCCCGCCCTGGTTGCGGATCGGCTCGCCCGTGGCGTGCTGCGCGAGATTGGCGCCGACCCCAATGGAGGCATCGTCTCGCTGGCTATGCGCCACCTGCAGGACGTTCGCAAGCTGGGGCCGCGCGGGCTGGAACTGCTGACGCCCTTCGTCAACGTCGGAGCGCCCCTGGCGACGCTGGTGCGGGATTTCCGGAACATCGAGCGCGTTCAGCAGGCGGCGCTGCTCCTGCACGTGGGCTTCCTGGTGGGGCGACAGGCCACAGAGGTGCCCGTAACGATGCGTGCCGAGCAGCTGCTCGCCGCCGTGCCCGACGTGAGCGTTACTTTCTGCTCACCTTTCATTGCGGCGGTGATAGAATCCGACAAGGCATCCTACACCGAACTGGAGACAGTTCTGTCGACGGAAGACGCTTTTAACATTGTCGAAATACTCAACGTTCGCGCCGTCCTGGATTGGCACGAACATCAGAAAGCCCAAACATGACCGACACTGACACCCGCAGTAGCATCATTTACGCACAGCACGGCCGCGACGCCGGCAAGAAATTCACCATCCTGGAAATCGACCCATTGACCGCCGCGGGTTATGCCCTGCGCCTGAACTCCGCACTGCGCGTCGAGTCCTATATGGACCTGCTGGCCGAGTGGAAGGACAGCGAAGCCGAAGGCGTGCCGCCGATCGACACCATTCTGCGCACGCTGCAAGGCGCCGATCCGAAAGCCGTGCACGAACTCATGAGCGAGCTTCTGGACTACGTGCGCGTGTCGCCGGACCCGCAGCATCCGGGCGTCGACCGCGAACTGCTAAAAGACGACATCCGCGAGTTCAAGACCCTGGGCGAAATCCTGGCCGGCATCGTCAAGCTGAACTTCGTGGCGGCCTGATATGGCGTCGGTCCTGCCCAACGTTGCGGCGCTCAATGCACTGGCGCTCATTGCATCCCAGCTGCCACAGGTCAACCCGCCGGTGCCGATCTATGCGATCGTGCAAAGCGAGAACCTGATCCCCCTGACGATCCCTTCGTCCTGGGGTGAGTTTGCGCCGCGTTACGAAGCGCAGGTATCCGACTACCCCGTTGAGACGGGCGCCTTTGCCGTCTACAACAAAGTACGCCGGCCGGTAGGCGTCACAGTCACGCTCATCAAGACCGGCTCCGATGTCGCGCGCTTCGCCTGGCTCGCAGCTATCCAGCAGATGGAAGCTGAGAACCCGACGCAGCTCTACACGCTCATTTCGCCGCAGGCCGTATTTGCGGACTTTACGCTGACGGGGCTGTCTTTCGAGACGCGGCCCGATCGCGGCTCGAATATCCTGTACCTCACGCTGCAGTTCACGCAGGTGCAGCAGATCGCTTCGTCCGCCGGCGCATTCCCGGATACCTTGGCCGCCAAGAGCGGGCCGGTGCAGCAGCTCGGGCGCCTGTACACCAATGCCGCTACCACCGCGCAGACCGCGCTGGCGAACGCGAAAACCTTTATCCTGGGGTAAGCCATGGCGCTCGCTACGATAGTAGACGAATTAATTGTCAGGTTGAGGCTTGACGCGTCCGAATACAAGAAAGTTGACCGGGAGGTTGACAAACGCGTCAGCGATTCCGAACGCAAGGCGAAAGCTGCGGACGAAGCGCGCAATAAGCGCATGAAGCAATCCGCGCAGACGGTGAAGCAATTTGGCGGTGCCCTGCGCGGTCTAGCCTTCACCATCGGCTCCGTGCTGGGCATCGGCAGCGGTGCGGCAGGTATTCTCGGCGCCGTGGTGGCGCTGACCAATTTCGAAACAAACCTGCGCCGGGCGACCGTCTCGACGGGCCTTTCCAACCGCGAAATGCAAGCCTGGGGCAGCGCCGCGCGCCGCCTGGGTGCCGACGCCGGCGCAGGCGCGCAGGCAATCGCCGACCTGGCGAAAGAACAGAAACAGTTTGCGCTGACGGGCAACGCGCCGACCATGCAAGCGCTCGCGCGCCTGGGCATCAACGTCTCGCCCGATTCCAATATTGTTGACGTCATTTCGCAGGCCCAGCAGGTCTATCGCGGCGCCGGCGCCGGGCAGCGCCAGCAGATCGAAAGCGGGTTGTCCGCGTCGGGCGTCTCCAACGACTTGATCTTGCTCATCAAGAGCGAGAAGAACGTACGCGAGGAGTTCGCCCGCTCTTACGCCGAATCGGCCAATGAGAATCGCGAAGCACTGGATCGCGTCTCCGATGCGCTGGAAACGTTCAAAAACGCCGGCATCAACATCGCCGCCACGCTCGCCAATGTCCTGCAGCCGGCCTTTGAACAGTTCGGGCAATGGGCTACTGGCGCCGCGCAAGACCTCTCCGCGTTCAATGACCGCGTGCAAGCGGCCGGCGGCGGCGTGGATGGCTTTATGCGTGTGCTGGACCAGGAACGCCCAGGTATGGCGGCGACGCTGCGCTTTCTGGGGGATACTTTCCAGAAGCTTGGCGAAGTTATCGACGTCGTGGTCTATGGCTTCCAGCAGATGTATCGGGGCGTGAAAATGCTTGTCGATTGGTTCGACAGCAAATTCGGCTCCGTCTTCGGCGGAGGCGGCGGCCAAGTCAAAGGCGCATTGTCGGCTGTCGGGGGTTTCATCAGCGACATATGGAACAGCACTGTCAAAGAGGCGCGCAGCCAGGGCGCCGCGCCGGTAGGAACGATCACAGGCAGCTCACCAAGTGGGCGTGCCGCTGCTGCTCGACCCGGCGCCGCGCCACCAGCACGCCCAACGGCGCAGGATGTCATGGGTTATCTTGTCGGCCAGGGCCTGACTGTACAGCAGGCGGCGGCCGTCGCTGCGAATATTCAAAGCGAATCAGGCTTTAACCCGTCAGCGTTCAATGCCAATGGCGGCGGTCAGGGTGCGCGCGGTCTTGCGCAATGGCGCGGCTCGCGCATCGACGCATTCCGAAATCGGTTTGGCGTCAACCCCGACGCCGCCGGCTGGCAACAGCAGCTACAGTTCATGCTGACGGACCCGAACGAACGCCGACTGCTCAACAAGGCGTTGTCCGGCCCAGGCGGAGCCTCCGACCTGGGGACGAATTTCTCACGCATATTCGAAGCGCACGGCAACGTGGCGGAAGACATGCGCCGCGGGCAGCGCGCAGCCGCACTAGCCGGCGGCTTCAACCCGGCGACCGGCGCAGCGGCTAGCGGTCCAGCGATCAACATCAACGGGCCGGTGACGGTGCAGGCGAATAACCCGCAGGACTTCGTGGGCGGTATTCAGCGCGTCTCGGGCGTGGCGAATTACAACGCCGCTGTGCGTTAAATTCACTTGACATTGTACTTAACTGTGTGTAGGCTAGAGGTCACATTAACCTCACACAGGAGAAGAAATTGAAAACGACGTTGAATCAAATCCGTGAACACTCACCCTGCGCCGAAGGCTGGGAAACGCTGTTACGTTCGCTGAACAAGACCAAAGCCGACGACGAGCCGGTCAGCATCGTGCAAGTCCTCGATAGCAACGGCCTGGACGATGCACTGTGGTGCCTGCGCGCTGTGAAAGGCTACGACCGCGAAATCCGCCTGTTCGCCGTGTGGTGTGCGCGCCAAGTCGAACACTTGATGACCGATGAGCGCAGCAAGCAAGCGCTGGTTGTGGCTGAACGTCACGCGAATGGCGAGGCTACAGATGCAGAGTTGGCCGCTGCCGGGGACGCTGCCTGGGACGCTGCCGGGGACGCTGCCAGGGCCGCTGCCAGGGACGCTGCCAGGGCCGCTGCCAGGGACGCGCAAAAAAAAAAGAACTGCGTCGTGTTTGCGCTGTTACCGAGGCACGCGAACTTAACTGCAGCTAAACAAATCTCACCGGAGCACAACATGAAACACATCGACGAACACGACCCTGAATTCGAACCCTTCCAGCATCACGTGCGCCGCTCCCACATGTGGGAATTCATCATGTGCACCGTCTTTGCCGTCGTCGCCCTCATCGCAACGGCATTGGCCCTGCTGGCGCCCGAAGATGCCCGTGCCCAAGACGTACCGACCTGGGAAAAGTTGAACGAGTCGTGTCAAAGCGCCCCGGAAGTGCAGCAGGCCGGCAAATACAAGCCAAACCCGGACTGCGCGGCCCGTAACAAGCTGTCTTCGCAAATGGTGCGCACCGGCTGGGAACAGGCCAATCACGGCGTCTGGCTCTCGCCGGATCAACTCCAGTTCGCTGGCAAGGTTATCAGCAAATACGATCGCCAGTTGTCGGCCAACATGAGCGAATTCGATAGCCTCATGCCTGCGCAGCTGTTAGAGCTGCGCACGAAGCTGACGGATGCCCAGATCTTCGCCATCTGGCGCCTGCGCCAGGATGCCATCCGGGCCAATGCGCCATATGCCGGCGCCATGCTCGATGAAACTATCGCCCGCCTGGCCGTGCACTACGCACGCTCCGGTGATCCTCGCTTGTCTATCGGCTACTGAGGTGCGCTATGGACTATTCAAATCACACAGATAAAGAATTGGTGACAGCGCTCGATTACGCCACTATCGACCCTGCAGTGCATGCGGAAATTGTTAAACGCTTCGCAGCTGCGGCAAACTCCGGTCTATCGGCCTCGCAAGTCGAAGATCTGCGCCATGAGCTTAACTCCATTGAAGGGGAATTGCATCAAATCGTCTCGACCACTGAGGACGCAATCCACGCCGCACGCCAAGCTCTGAAAGTGCTGCCAGATGTCAGTTAATCCTCTCCAAGAACGTCGCGCGCGCGTCACGGTCACCGTGACGCGCCCAGACGCGCAGGGCGCGCAAGTCGAGCAGCAGTATTCGTTTGAGGAGCACCGCATGCGCATCGCCGTGCGTCAGGGCGGCAACCAGTTCGGCAATGCCAAAGTGGACATCTACGGGGTGCCTCTGGATGCCATGAACCAGATCGCGCGACTCTGGCTCGAATCGCTTACTCCGCAAAATACCGATCGGCTGGCGATCGACGTATGGGACGGCGAAGATTTCATTCCGTTCTTCCAGGGCGTTATCACCTGGTCCGCCGTGGATGCATCCGGCATGCCGAACGTTAAGCTGACAGTGGAGGCCAATGCGGCGATGGCGCTCATGAACATGGTGGCGAGCCCCTATGCAAACGCCGGCCCGGTCAAGCTGGAGGACGCCCTCGCATCCATCGCCGCTCTCGGCGGCTTCGCGCTGGATTACAGTGACACGGCGCCGCGCTACATGCTCACCGACGTGCGCGTTGTGGGCACGCCAATGGAGCAGATCGGTAAGCTCATGAGCCATTTCAAGGACTTGGCCTGGTTCGTGAACCTGCAGCGCCTGGTCGTGCGCAAAGTCAACGCGCCTTTCTCGGCCGATGCGGTACGCATCGCAGCCGATACGGGTTTGCAGGGCTTCCCGGTCTATTCGACCAGCGGGTTGCAACTGCAGACGATCTTCAATCCACGCCTGCGCCCAGGCCTTGCCCTGGACGTCGTGACGCCGTTCGACTTCGTTACGCGCACGTTGTGGGTGACCGCCGTGCTGCAGCACCAGCTGGACGTGAACACGCCTGGCGGCCACTGGACCAGCGCCATTGCGGCGAATGCGTACGGGAAGAAAGGGAATACTCAATGATTGAATATAAAATACCGTGCGGCCAAGCAAACACGCACGGCGCGCGCTGTACTGAGGACTGGCTGTGTTCCGCCTGTGCAGAGGTACAGTTTTGGAGAAACGCATATCAGTCGAAAGACCGCGGCGTGGTGCAATTGATTGAAGAACACGCTGCCTGGAAACGGCGTGCGGAGGCCGCTGAAGAGGCACTGCGCACGCTGCCTGAAGCTATTCGGCAATGCGATGGATCCTTTTACTGGGGCGGCGATGTAATGCTGGGTTGGCAGGCGGCGTTGCGCAGTGCAATAGCTACCTGTGAAAGGATTGCACGCAATTGCGAGGTGCACCGTGGCTGATTCATACCCTCTCAATTCCCCCTTCGAGTCCAATTTCGACGCCGAGCGCGCGCAGGAATTCATCATCAATCAGCTGATCAGCGCGATCCACACGTGCCAGCTGGTAAAGGTGCTCGCGGTGCGGCCAACGGCCAGCAAGGTCGGGTTTGTCGACGTGCTACCCCAAGTGCAAGATACGGCTACCGATGGCGTTGTGATCGAGCAGACGCCGATCTACAATGTGCCGTACCTGCGCTACCAGGCCGGCGCGTCGGCGGTGATCATGGACCCCGAAGTCGGTGACATCGGCCTAGCCCTGGTGGCCGAGCGCGATATCACGGCGTTCAAAAATACGGTGCAACCAGGCCCGGCAGCTACCGCACGGCAGTACAGTTCCGCCGATGCGCTGTACATCGGTGGCGTGCTCAACGCCGACCCGACGCAGTGGGTCAAGTTCAACCCAGGCGCCGCAGGCATCGAGATCGTCACCCCCGGCGACCTGACAATGAACGCCACCGGCAACATGGCTATCACGGTCGGGGGCACGCTCAACGTGTCCGTGACCGGCGCCGCGACGCTGAGCGCCGCGAGCTGGACCATCAACGGCCCGACCACGTTCAACAACAACGTGACGGCGCCGGATGTGATCTTGCCGAACGCGCACCTGAATGCCCACATCCACAACGACCCGCAGGGCGGGGCAGTCGGGCCGCCGCACAACTGATTCGTTGCATTCTGATAAAGCCTCGCACTGCGGGGCTTTATTTTGTAAATATCGCTTGCATGTCAGTGAAAGTTAAGCTATAGTTCTTACATGGACGCAGCGATTGGCGCGGCGGGAATGAAAGGGCAAGGAAATGAAAGCAATCGTCAAAGGTGAGAAATACAAGGTGCTGGGCAACACCGACTATCCGGTTTGCGATTGCTGCGGCAAAACCAATCTGACCCGCGCTGTCGGCCTGGAAAGCGAGGGCGGCGAAATCCTGAACGTCGGCGTTATCTGCGCTTCCAAGCTGCTGCGCCAGAACTACATGGGCAAAACCTACAGGGCATCCGCTGATGCAATCCTGTCCATGGGCAAGCGCGTGAGGCGTGAAGGCGGCAACACCTACCTGACCGCCGCCTAACAACCCCGCGCCCTTCGGGGCGCATCATCGAAAGGAACTACCATGTTGTCTTACCACAATGACCCGGCAGTTAAAGAGAAATATCAATTGCGTTTTGCCGCGCATCGCGCAGCTGACGAAGTTATCCAGGGCACTGGCTTTGATAATGGCCGCGGTTGCTTTGTCGGCTGCACGCTGGACGATTACGACCATTCCCGATTTCCCGTCGAACTGGGCTGGCCAGAATGGCTTGCCCGGCTGGCCGATTCCATTTTTGAAGGAGTCCCAGAAGCCGAAGCCCCACAGTTTGGCACAGATCTACTCGCAGCAGTGCCGATTGGTGTTGATCTGGAACCGGTGAGGCACCACTTGGCGGTGGCTCGTCATACTCGCGCTCTTGAGCGCCTGGAAGATGACGACGCGCCATATGCTGAACAGTGCCGCACGGCGATCCGATCAGTCATCATGTATCACCAAGTCGCACTAGGACCAGAAGAAGAGTCGGCGGAGTCGGCGGCGGAGTCGGCGGAGTCGGCGGCGCGGTCGGCGGCGCGGTCGGCGTGGTCGGCGTGGTCGGCGGCGGAGTCGGCGTGGTCGGCGGCGGAGTCGGCGGAGTCGGCGGCGTGGTCGGCGGAGTCGGCGG